AAATAAAAGTCATGTCAATAATTACAGAAAAAAAATCTATTTCAGCAGAAGATCTATCCACACTTCGCGACATACAAGAAAAAACTCAAACCCTAGTGTTCGCACTAGGGGAAATTGAGGTAATGCGCATACAACTAGACGAACGTTACGAACAATCCAGAGCGCACTTAATCGAATTAACCCAACGTGAAAATGCATTCAATACGTTATTGGCAAACAAATACGGCGATATTGAACTCAACCCAACAACAGGTGAATTTACCGTATCCAACTAATTGTTTGCAGTTTACACATATTTATAATTAAATAAAAACCCATATTGAACCATGTCTGAAACTCTAATATCTCCTGGTGTACTCGTAAACGAGAACAATCAATCGTATGTTACTCAACAACCAGTACAAGCAGGAGCAGCCATAATCGGACCAACCGTAAAAGGACCCGTAAACATACCTACTGTAGTTACCACATATAGTGAATACAAAAATATATTTGGCGAAACATTCATTAGCGGTAGTCAAACATACGAATATTTCACATCCATATCAGCAAAAAAGTACTTCAACGAAGGTGGTACTTTACTAGTTACCCGCGTTGTAAGTGGCTCATTCACACCCGCTACCGCATCCATAAACACATCTGGTTCATCATCACCTGCATTCGTTATTGAAACGTTATCACATGGTAAAATCATGAACAGTGAAAGCCCGCAATACGACAAGGGATCGTTGATTAGCGGATCAGCAGATAATTTGAGATGGGAAATTACATCACCAAACACATCATCAGGTACATTTACGTTACTCGTTAGAAAAGGGGACGATTCTATTTCAAACAAATCCGTGTTGGAAACATTCAACAATTTATCGCTAGATCCATATTCAAACAACTACATTGAAAAGCGAATCGGTAATACAACACAAAACATAGCTAGCGATGCCGGTGACTATTACTTAAACTTAACTGGTAGTTACCCAAACATATCCAAATACATTCGCGTTAGCCAAGTAAATGCACTTACACCAAACTATTTAGACAATTCAAGCCAACCAAAACCACAGTACACTGGAAGTATACCAGTAGCATATAGTGGATCATTTGGCGGTGCATTAGGAGACAACGTTCCATCAACCACCGGAGAATACTACGAGAATATATCAGGTAATTTACCACAGGGTATACCAACAGCGTCATACAATGAGGTAATTGGTTTATTGGCAAACAAAGAAACATACCAATACAAATACATTACTGCACCTGGGTTAATCAGCAATAATCATTTCCAAACCGTTGCATTATTAATAAACATGGTGCAAGAGCGAAACGATACCATGGCTATAATTGATTCATCACCATATGGCTCAAACGTGGGAGAAGTTACAGCAAATGTTGCATCGCTCGATACTTCATATGCCGCTACTTACTGGCCATGGCTCCAAACAAATAATTCACAAGATAGACCCGTTTGGGTCCCAGCATCCGTTGTTATCCCTAGCGTATACCAATTCAACGATAATGTATCCAAACCATGGTTTGCTCCAGCTGGTGTGAATAGGGGTAGGATTAGCGGTATAAATTTTCTTGAGCAAGTAGTTACTCAAACAGTACGCGATAATTTATACAAAGCAAATATTAACCCAATTACGTTATTTCCGGGATATGGGGTGACCGTTTATGGTCAGAAAACATTATCGAAAAAACCAAGCGCGCTAGATAGAGTAAACGTTAGACGTTTGTTAATCGAACTAAAAAGTTACATCGGACAATTTGCAAACACATTAGTGTTTGAACAAAACAACCAAGTTACACGCGATAGATTTTTAACCACAGTTAACTCATACCTAAACCAGGTACAGTTACAGCAAGGTTTAGACGATTTCGATGTAATCATGGACGAAACAAACAACACATCAGATGTAATCGACAACAACCAATTAGTGGGTCAGGTATATATTAAACCAACACGCTCTGCGGAATTCATTTTACTTGAATTCAACATATTACCAAGCAGTGCTACATTGGGTGGGCAATAATTTGACTTTACATAAACATATTAATATTTATAACTAAAAATAAACATGGGCAATTTCACAACTTCTCCAGGAGTAACATTAAACGAGGCAGACAAAACATACCTCACTGGTCAACCAATTCAAGTTGGCGCAGCTATAATAGGACCTACAGTTAAAGGTCCAGTCGAAATTCCAACTGTGGTTACATCATATTCAGAATACAAAAATATATTCGGAGATGTTTTGACAAGTGGAAGTGATGTATATTCATACTTCACATCAATAGCGGCATACAATTATTTCAATTATGGTGGCGAATCATTATTAGTAGCTAGAGTAGCATCTGGTTCATTTACATCAGCAACTTCATCTACAGTTGAAAACGACTCATTAGACAATGTATTCCAACTTGAAACATTATCGCAAGGTATAATCATGAACAACGATGTTACTGGTTCAGCAGGTGTATTAGTTAACGGAACAGTAGACAACATTCGATGTGAAATTACTACAGCAAATACTGCATCAGGTACATTTAACTTAGTAGTGCGTCAAGGTAATGATTTACCAAATAAAAAAGTAATACTTGAAACATTCAACAACATAAGTTTAGATCCGAAAGCACCAACATATATTGCTAAAGTAATCGGAGACCAATCATACAGCTACAATCCATCAACTAACCAAATGGAAGTTGAAGGTTCGTTCCCGAACCGTTCAAAATATATCCGTGTAGCTCAAGTAAACGTAACTACACCAGACTATTTGGATGCAAATGGTCAACCAAAAGCTATCTACGCAGATACAATACCTGTACCTCAACAAATCCTTTTCGGTGGTGCAGCAGGTACAATTGCTGGTGGTGCAAATTTCTACCACAACATCAATTCATCAAACACACAAGGTTTATATTCGAGTGACTATACAAACATGATTAACCTATTGGCAAACAAAGACGAATATCGTTTCAATTTGCTTGTTGCACCAGGATTAACTCAGACATTACACTCATCAGCTACCAACGTAATCATCAACAATACACAAGAGAGAGGAGACAGTTTGTTTATTGCAGATTTAACTGAATACGATTCAACATTAGGTGAAGCAATTACTCAAGCACAATCAATTGACAACTCATACGCAGCTTCATATTACCCATGGTTAAACATAATAGACCCAGCAACTGGAAAATATGTTTGGGTACCAGCATCAACATTGATACCAGGTGTATACGCATATAACGATAAAGTATCCGCTCCATGGTTCGCGCCAGCAGGTATTAACAGAGGTGGTTTATCAACTGTACTACGCGCTCAATACAAATTGACACAAGGTCAAAAAGACGAATTGTATTCAAACAATATCAACCCAATCAATACATTCCCGAAACAAGGTGTGGTTGTATTTGGTCAGAAAACATTGCAAAAAGGCAATTCAGCGTTAGATAGAGTAAACGTTAGACGTTTATTGATCGAACTGAAAAACTACATCGGACAATTAGCAGACAACATTGTGTTTGAACAAAATACATCACAAACACGTTTCTCGTTCACAAACAAAGTAGAACCATATTTGAGCGGCATCCAACAAAAACAAGGTTTGTACGCGTACAAGATTGTAATGGATGAAAGCAACAATGGACCTGATGTAATAGACAGAAACCAATTAGTAGGCCAAATCTATATCCAGCCAACTAGAACAGCAGAATTTATTTCACTTGACTTCATATTGATGCCTACAGGTGCACAGTTCCCGAGTTAAAAATGAAATTCACACATATTTATAATTAAATAAAATTAGACAAAGATGCCTATAATTAGCTCAAACGAAATATTAGCAACAGCTTTCGAGCCAGTTCAATCCAATAGATTCCTAATGCAACTAGACGGGATACCTGCATACTTAGTTAAAGGAGTATCTGCTATTTCACTGGACCAAACACCTGTTGAATTAAACCACATTAACGTTCAACGATTCGTTAAAGGTAAAACAAAATGGAACACGATCGACATGACATTATTCAGCGCTATTTCACCATCCGGTGCACAAGCAGTAATGGAATGGATACGTTTAGGTCACGAATCAGTAACAGGTAGAAATGGTTACTCGGATTTCTACAAGAAAGATTTGACCCTTAAAATACTTGGACCAGTAGGAGACGTCGTGTCTGAATGGGTTATCAAAGGTGCTTTTCCAACCAATGTTAATTTCGGTGATTTTAGCTACGATGATGATGGTGTTGCCGTTAACATCAAATTAACAATCAGACCAGATTATTGCATATTGAATTACTAGAATTTTTCCTATTTTTTTCATTTAATCCCTTGGTTATTCAAGGGATTTTTTGTATGTTATGTTCCATTCGATCTCAAAAACACCTACATGAAGCCCCACTCACAAGAATATATAGTAAATAAAATAAACGAACACTATTCATCATACCAATACGATACATCCCAAGTAAAATATGTAGACTCAAATACATATATCATTTTATCATGCCCATCCCATGGGGAATTTAAAATAATCCCATACAAATTATTCAAAAACCCATTACCCATATGTACTAAATGTAGAAAAGAAATGCTCGATGGTAATATATCTGATTTATCTGGGTTCATCAAAAAATCCAGCATTATCCATCAAAATATATACACATACAAAAATTCAACATATATTAACAATTCCACTCCTATCACCATCACATGCCCCACCCATGGTGATTTTCAGTTAACCCCAGAAGAACATATATCTGCCCAGAGGGGATGCCCATCGTGTGCTAAAAATTCAATTCGTTTAAATAAACAAACAGTGTTGGATAGATTTAGAAAAGTGCATGGAAATGAATACACATACCATGATTTTGAATACAAAAATGGGTTGCAGAAAATTCAAATCACCTGTTCAAACGGGCATACCTTTAAACAAACTATATTCACACATTTAAATGGGTGTGGGTGTGGTAAATGCTCTAAACGTTCCAATACAGGTGATTTCATTGAAAAAGCACATACAGTACATTCAAATAAATACACATATAGTAAAACCAAATACGAAAATAATACAACGGACATTACCATTACTTGCCCCAAACATGGTGATTTCATAACCAAACCATCCTACCATTTACAAGGGTATGGCTGCCCCCATTGCTCCAAAACAAACCAACAAAGTATATACTTCCAGTCATTCCTGGAAAGGGCACCAATTATCCATAGCAACAAATATGATTACTCCCAGGTGGTATATAGGGGCCAGCATGACAAAATTACCATAATATGTCCCACCCATGGTGAATTCCAACAGAATATACAGGTTCACCTTCAAGGTAGTGGGTGTGGTCAGTGTGCATCGGATAAAGCTAATTATTCATCATCATATGAACATGAATTAATTGATTTCATATCCAAACATTCATCCACTAAAATAATTCCACGCCATACAATGGGTAGGAAGGAAATAGATATATTTCTACCCGAATTTAATCTAGGTTTGGAGGTCAATGGGTGTTATTGGCATTCACATTTGTTTAAAACCCCTGATTTCCATAAACAAAAATCAGATTTTTATATATCGCACGGAATTAAAATATTCCATATATGGGAATATCAATGGTGCAATCCAATTAAACAGAATATAATCAAATCGATGTTATTGAATAAACTTAATTTGACCCCAAATAAAATATTTGCCCGCAAATGTGTAATTAAACCTGTATCTAGTAGAGAATACAAAGAATTCTGCATCCATAACCACATACAGGGACATTCCCCTACTCAAATTAAATTAGGATTATATCACAATGATATACTAGTTGCATGTATGGGATTCAGTAAATTACGAGTAAATTTGGGAAATAAATTAACCGAGGGGAAATACGAGTTAGTAAGATATTGCACATTACTTAATACTAATATAGTGGGAGGCGCATCTAAATTACTTAGTCATTTTGAAAAAACATATACCCCACAATACCTAGTAAGCTATTCAGACAATGACTATTCCAGTGGCAATCTATATAAATCACTAAACTTTCAAGATGGTTCATTCACCAATATATCTTATATATACTATGAGAATAAATCATCAACAGTTAAAAATAGATATGTTTACCGTAAATCCGAATTAGTACGAATGGGATACGACTCTAAACTAACCGAATTTGAAATTACCCACATGATGGGACTATATAGACTACACAATTCAGGAACATACAGGTGGGTTAAAACATATTAATTATCCCTTGCCCACCCAATATACCTTCAATATATTTATACACATATAATACATTGTATGAAATCAAACATAAAACAACTAATACGCGAAGAAATCAAACGCATATTGTCCGAGGAATACCAAGACAAATACAAAATGGTAGGTGGTTTAGTTACCAACCTTGAAATGCGACCACAAAAAGAAATATTGTCAGACATACGAGCAATCACCGGGGTTACCATAGTATCCGAAAAGGAATACCTTGACTACCACGAGCAAGACAAACGCAATTTCAAAGCAACATTAACCGTAAAAGTAGACGGTTACCCATTCATCAAAGCAGGTGGATTTAACCGCCAGAAAATGGAAGACATAGCCGCACAAATACGCAAAGTGGAAGGAGTTGTTGGATTTAATTTAAATCCTGAGACTATCGAAACCATTTAATATATGTATATAAGAACAAACCACAAGTTATAATTAAATTCAAATCTATGAGCGAATTCAAATCACCAACAGAAATTGTTGAGTTACCATCAAAAGGTTTACTTTACCCACAAGATAACCCGCTATCATCAGGCGAAATCGAAATCAAATACATGGGTACAAAAGAGGAAGACATCCTCACTAACCAGTCATATATCAAAAACGGTACCGTACTTGATAAACTATTGCAATCGGTAATAGTTACCCCAATCAACTACGATGACTTACTAATCGGAGACAAAAACGCAATCATGGTTGCAACACGAGTATTGGGTTATGGGGGTGAATATTCATTTGAATACAATGGCGAATCCCACACAATTGATTTAGCAAATATAGACAATAAACCAGTACATCCAGAGGTAGAAAAATCCCGCACCAACCAATTTACATTCACCCTTCCATACTCAAAAAATACCATTACATTCAAATTATTGACCCACCGTGATGAACAAACAATCCAGGGTGAGTTAGACGGATTGAAAAAAATCAACAAAGATTCAGTTCCGGAACTATCAACCAGATTGAAATACATGATCACTTCGGTGGAAGGTAAAACGGATACTGCATCAATCAGGGAATTTGTCGACAACTACCTGATCGCGCGAGATTCGCGCGCGTTACGCGAATATATCAGAGAAGTTCAACCAGATGTTGATCTAACTTTTTTTCCCACCAGCGATAGCGATAGAGTCAATATTCCAATTGGGCTTGGGTTTTTTTGGCCTTCAATCTGATACAGCATCTAAAGTTAGACTAGCGGTTTACACCCAAATACACGAAATTGTATTTCATGGAAACGGCGGATATGATTGGCAAACAGTATACAACATGCCAGTTTATCTCCGCCGTTTTACATTCAACAAAATACAAGAACACTACACCAAACAAAACGAAGCCGCAAACAATACCACCAAAGGTAATTCAACCACATTGATGGACGCTAGCGGTAAAATAAACACAGCTGAGGTAGCCAAACTCAAACAGACACAACCTACACCAAAGGTGAGCTACCAATAAAGTTATATTTACCCAATATTTATAACGAAACACATCCATAAATGGCTAAGCAACAATTCGATCCCAACGACCCTAAACAACTCGCACTTGAAATTGAAAAAATATATAAACGCATAGGTTTAACCAATCCGTTTAGTAATGGGATTCATACTGTAGCCGAATTAAAAACTGGGTTAGAAGAAGCACGTGATATATTATTGGAATGGGATGAGGGTGTAGGCGACATTGAACGAGGTTTCCGCTCCATATTAAATGAAGTAAAAACTACTGGGAACTCATTCAATACTGTAAAA